CAGTGTGTAGGTCAAGCTCCTTTGTTTGCTCCTAGTACTATGGATCTGTATAATATTAATAACGTACCTAACCCAGAGTACAACTTAAACTCTAGCTGGTACGGAGAAGACGCTGCTAATTACATTACAAATGTAAATGGTGTTGATCCAAATGGAGGACTAACGCCGGGTTATTCAGGACAAGAGCAGTCAGCTATTATGGACAAAGCTCGACAAGAGGTTGAAAGGGCTTATCAATTGTACTTAGGCAGAGACTCTGACACAGGTGGTTTGGACTACTATTCCGAAAAGGTTATGGAAGCCGCCATGCGTAAAAACCCTGATGGGATAAAAGCCATAATGGATGAGATTAAGAACTCTCCTGAAGGACAGGCTTATGCTGCCTCACAGTCTTCAGCAACTACTGAGTCTACGGAGACAGGATTAAATCCTACTTCATACTGTGATGGAACTACTTTTGTTTTAGATTATGGTGACGGAACAATAGACTACTTAGAAAATAATATAAATTGTGGAGGAACAGGATCTACTACTACTGTTGACACTACTGTTGACACTACTGTTAACAACTTACCTGTGGGTACGTTCTTAGGTAAACAGTGTTCAGGCACCACAATGATAACAATGTACGCTGATGGGGAAGGTGGTTCAACGCAAACAGAGGCGGCTAACTCAGCAGAGTGTGGTTACACAGCACCCCCGCCTCCCCCAGCCCCAGTGCCCGGAGTTAACTTAGGCACTTCTACGTATACTTCTCCGGGTTCTGCTGGTGTAGGGACAGTAACAGGGTATACGGGGGGTACAGGAGGAACAGGGAATACAGAAGGAACAGGGATAGGCAGTGTAACAGGGTACGACTATACTCCTTATCAGGCCTCACGAAATCAGCGTGTAGATTACGTTAAAATGTTGCAAGGATGGCTAACTAACAGCTTGTTTCAGGACATCATATGACATACTTAAATTTAGTAAACAACGTACTCAGGCGTCTACGTGAAGACCAAGTAACCACGGTATACGCTAACACCTATAGTACCATGATTGGTGACTTCATTAATGATGCTAAGAGTATCATAGAGACTTCTTGGGATTGGTCACACCTCAGGCGTACTGTAGATGTTTCTACGCTGTCTGGGTTACACACTTATTCTCTCCTAGGAACTCAGGACTACGGTAAGATCCTGACGATTATGAACGATACGGCTGATATGCCTATGGAGTACCGTCCGCAGTCTTGGGTTGATGAGAAGTACACCTTAGGTGCTGCCGCTGATGGCATCCCTACGTTCTATACGTACAACAGTGTTGATCCTGCTGGGGACTCTCAGATTGATGTGTACCCTAGGCCTGATGACACTTACGTTCTTAAAGCTAAGATGGTAATTAGGGATGGTTTGCTGGAGGTAGACGCAGATATTCTTTCGATACCTAGTCAGCCTGTAATACACTTAGCTTTAGCGTTAGCCTCTCGTGAGCGTGGGGAGACAGGGGGTACATCAACTCCTGAGTACTTTGCTCTAGCTGACAAATATTTATCAGATGCAATCGCTATGGATGCCCAGAAGCACCCTGATGAAACCATCTGGTTTACACCTTAGGAGTACTTATGGCTCAGCCACTACAAAGCCTGAATTTAGTTGCTCCTGCTTTCATGGGGGTAAACACTGAAGACTCACCTATAGCACAGGATACTTCTTTTGCTGAGGTTGCCGATAACGCCATCATTGATAGACGTGGGCGTCTTGCGGCTCGTAAAGGAAACTCTGTCATTACTGAAGATGTCGCTGTACTAGCTGGTGACTACATTACTAATATCCACGAGTTTTACGATAACAACCGTAACGAGATAATCTTTAGTACTGGTAACAACAAGATTATGACAGGCCTAGAGCCTCTAGTTGACGTTACGCCTGCTGGGTACACTATAACAGATAACGATTGGAAGATAGTAAACTTTAACGATCACGCGTACTTCTTCCAGAGGGGTCACGAGCCTCTGGTGTACAGTGAAGACTTAGGTGCCCTGACTAAGATGTCTGAAGTTCCGGGGGCTGTCATGGGCGTTGAGCAGTACTCTCACGAGGTCTGTGCAGCTTACGGTAGACTATGGGTTGTTGGTAACGAGACTGATGATACTATTATTTATTGGTCTGATCTATTAATAGGGCAGGACTTTGAAGGTGGTACTAGCGGTTCTATTAATGTGTCAGAAGCTTGGCCTAACGGTTTTGATGTAGTAGTAGCTGTAGCAGCTTACAACGACTTCTTAGTAATCTTTGGTGAGAATAATACTTTAGTGTACTCAGGGGCCTCTAGTCCAGCAAACATGGAATTATATGATACTATTCCCGGTGTAGGCTGTGTAGACAGAAAGAGCGTACAGTCAATAGGTACAGACCTGTTGTTTCTCACGCCCACGGGACTCAGGGGCCTAGGTAGGACCATACAAGAGAAGTCCTCGCCTCTGTCTGACTTAAGTAGAAACATAAAGCAAGAATTAATTGCTAACACGCTAGAGTCTAAAGTATCTGTGAGTACTGTGTACAGTCCAGAGAACTACTTTTACCTCTTGTGCTTCCCTGATCTAAACTTAGTGTACTGCTTTGATGTTAGAACAGCCTTAGAAAACGGAGCGTACAGAGTTACTAGATGGCCTAGTGTAGACTTCCACGCGTTTCACAGAGATAGAAACGGTGATATATACATAGGCTGTGAAGATGGAATAGGGTTGTACAAAGACTACACAGATAACGGTAACCCTTACAGATTCCGTTACTTCAGTCCCGGGCTAACCTTTGGTGACTCCTCTAAGATCAAAATGCTCAAGAAGATTAGGCCTACTTTGATTGGTGGAGATTACACAGACATATTCCTAAAGTGGTCTTATGACTTTTCACAGGATCACAGTTCTAGCACCTTTAGAACAAAGGATAGCGGATCTTCTTTCTTTAACGAGTCAGAATATACCGACTCTAGTTACGCATCTAACGGAGAAACCATCAGTCGAGTATCTCTAAATACTACTGGCTTTGGTACTGTTGTCAGCGTGGGACTTGAATCAGACATCGATGGTGTGCCACTGTCCATCCAAGAAATGAACGTATTAGCATTAATAGGTAAAACAATATGATTACTACTAAAAACAGAGGTATTCTATAATGAGTATTGAGCAATGGATTGGCGCGGGCACTGCCATAGGCGGGGGACTACTTACTAAAGAGGCCTATGATCGCCTCAGTACTGTAGGTAATCAATCTTTTGCCGGTGCTACTTTAGACGATGGTACAGTGTTACCCGGAGCAGCGCAGATTGCTACTGAGGGTCTAGGGCTATCTCAGTTTAGGCCTTATACACTAACGTCTAGCACAGGCTCCTCCTTTGGTGTAGAACCTACCGTAGATCCTGCTACTGGTGTAGTTACTGATCTAAACGCCTCTACGACGTTAAGCGCCCAAGAGCAGGCAATGCAGAACGAAATGCTTCGTAGGGCTGGCAACAATATATTCACTGATCCTAAGGGAGTAGCAGAGACTCGCTTTGGTGCTCTGGCTGCTACAAACCGTGGCAACACACAGCTTACACAAGACCCTTACGGTATTCTTAATCAGCAGTTATTAGCTCAAGGTGCCGCAGACTTAGGTGGTATGTTTATGGGTCAAACGGGCCAAGGAGTAGGTGCCCGAGAGACTGATGTTTACAACCGAATGAGGGCTATGCAGGCACCCGAGGAGCAACGACAGCAGTTAGCCCTTGAGGAGCGTTTGTATAACCAAGGTAGAGGTGGTGTACAGACTAATATGTACGGTGGTACGCCAGAGCAGTTTGCGTTGTCTAAGGCTCAAGCAGAGGCTCAGAACCAAACATCCTTACTGGCTATGCAGCAAGCTCAAGCAGAGCAAAAACAACAAGGGGATCTAGGTTTTCAGTTCTCAGGCTTAGGTAGTGACTTAGCGGCTGCTGAAGGTGCTATGCGTGATGCACAACAGGCTCGTGCTTATGCGTCTATGGGCTTTGGTTCACAACAGTACGGAGCAGCCACAGGCCTAGCTACTGACCAACAGGCGCTTAACATGGCCCTGCTGACAGGTTCCTATGTACCACAAGCTAACATGCTCAACCAGATTAGTGCTACCGATATGTTCCCGCAGTTACAGCAACAGGCACAGCAGTACGGCGTGGGTAACTACAGTGAAGGCATGATGTCAGGTATTCAGGCACGTATGGCCGCAGAGACAGCTAGAGCTAATCTCTTGGGTCAGGTAGGCACAGGACTCTTGAGTGGTCTTACACAACCTGTGTCTAACGGTAAAGGCGGCATTGGTACAATACTTGGTGGAATACTAGGGGGTTCTGACGCTAGACTGAAGACTAACATTGACAAGGTTGCTACAGTTAACGGTATTAATCTGTACACTTGGGATTGGAATGAGGAAGGACAGAAGTTCTCTAATAACGATATGACCTTTGGCGTACTTGCACAAGAAGTTGCAGAGGTTAGACCTTCCGCAGTATTTACAGATAGCAACGGTTACTTAATAGTAGACTACAGTCAGATACCTGAAGCATCATCTGCTGTATACCTTAGAGGAGTCTAAGAATGGCTAAGTTTTCAGAAACATTTATACAAGGACTCCTTAACCCTAGTTACTCTCAGGGCTTGTTTGAGGCTGCCAAGGGCGTGGGGGCTACTCCGGGCATTATGATGGCTGAGAAGAACCGTGTGGCTCAACAAGGGGAGGTACAGAAGTTACTACAGCAGTACGCTAATGATCCTAAGCAACTGAGGATGCTTTCACAGAAGTACGCTGTGGCTGGTGATGAAAACTTAGCTAAAACTTTTGAAGCTGCGGCACAAACAGCATCTAAGCAACAGAGTGCACAAGCAGATCAACTGGCGGCAGAGGTCAACAGCCAACTAGAGGTAACAAAGCAAACGCAAGAAAGCGTTATGTTAAAACAAATGAAAAGTTCTTTGGCCGCAACAGCAGACAAACTTAACATGCCTGAGTTAGCTAGGGCTGTTAGAATAGCCACTGATAAAGATGAACTGGCAGACATTGCTAAAGAAATACGTAAAGCACAGATTAGTCGGGCACCTTCACAGACTCCGGGTCAAAGGTTGCAAAGGGCTTTAGCTGCTGGCATTAGTAAGAAAGAGTTTGATGATACGGGGATGGCTAAAGCTTCAGATGAAATATTTGAGAAGCAACTAACGGGACAGAAGGGTGATGTTGAGGCTTGGGTTAATGAGGAAGGTGAAATAGGCGCTTACCGCTTTAATCAGTCTGGTAAAGTA